TGGAAGGAATTGCTACAAGCTGAGTGGTCTACAACAGTACCTGGTAAAGATGATACTAGTTGGTCACGTGTAAATACTGTGTATCTAGCTATGGGCTTCTATTTACCTGGTACTGTATCTATGGCTGCAAAGCATGTCAATTTCTGTATTGATACTTCTGGATCTATTTCAGAAGAGGTTATTGCAGAAGCTGCTAGTGAAGTAGCTTATTTAGCTTCCTCAATGCCTCCAGAGAGTTTAGATGTTATCTGGTGGGATACAGAGTCTCATGTACAATCTATCGATCCTAGCCGTTATAGCTCCATTAAAGAGGACTTAATGCCTATGGGAGGAGGAGGTACTGATCCTACCTGTTTAGATGAATATATGAAAGAAGAAAGTGTTACTGTAATTCTTACAGATGGCTATTTCTCTAATTACACACCCCCTCAAGATAATACTATCTTCCTAATTATCCCAGGAGGTACGAGTAAATATATCAAGAAGGGGACTATCATTGAAATGTAAACCAAAGATTAAAACATTTGCAGAGCTATATATTGAAACCATACAGCATCTGGATGTTTATGTGAAGTTAGGTGTAATACCTCATGTTGAACTTTATAGTGAATCCAAGAATCGGTATGAACTGCTCATACCTAAGAAGCATGGAGCTGCTATTATGGGGTACGCAGCTGTAGCTATACAAAGATTTAAACAAGTATTTAAAGATGAGTGCTATATAGATAGGTCTATACCTGAATTAGTAGAAGCTTCTATTTTTGGAGCACCTACACCAGATACACCTGTACCAGCACATTTCTTTTTATATCATCATTTTATAACTGTACTGGTATTACTTAATAAACTTAAAACTGTAGCACAAGAGGGTTTAATTAGAACTCAACTTATAGCAGCAGTTAAGGAGTACAATCTTGAAATACAATCAGCAAGTTGAAGAACTCATCGAGTACTTTAAAGTACTAAAAGCTTTAGGGCAACCTGTAGATTTGTATACCTATACAGTTCATTATGATCATAGAGTTGTTGCTAATGTTCGTAGAGCACTACTTAAAGATTTTAGCGTGGATAGTGTATGGAAATCTACTCTATTAGAATTTTTTACTATGTTAGAAAGTTCATTAGGAGATCAAGTTTTTAAATTATATGGCTATTGTTCCTTGTCTACCAAAAACAGTTGGTCTACTATGGAAGAAATATCTACATTAAAAATACCTACTAATACTAATACGTTAACTATTGGTATGGTAATCAGTTTACATAAATCAATAACAAGAACCTAAATGGAATTAATATGAATAAAGAACAACAAAAAGCTCTACTACAGTTAGAGCAAATTATTGAATTAGAACTCCAAGAAATGCGTAAATTTCTTCCTAGTCGTTTTACAAGATTGCAGAATGCTATCAATACTTTACAAGCTACAAGTGCATCTTTAAGTTTAGAAACTGTAGAAGATTTGAGTGATAATGATTATAACGCATTTATTACATCAGCTTTTTTAGCTACTTTACTGAAAGATCTACCACCTTATGTATCTAATAAGCAAACTGCTCAAGAATAGTTGAGGTATTAATATGGGATATTACACAGATGTAGTATTAGATGTGTACTCAGTAGCTAAAACTGATGAAGAAAAGGAAGCTGTAGCTACTACTATTGCATTGACACTAAAAGACGTGATAGATAAGTTTATAATTAAGTTAGAAAGTAATAGCTTGAATGTAAATCTAGATCTATCTTTAGAAAGTGAATCGATACTCTATTATTCAGAGTGTATTAAGTACTATTGGATTGAAGAAAATGTAAATACCTTAGTCACTAAACTTGAAGAATTATGTGAATTAGGTATACAAGTAGCTTACGAATTGATTACTTTAGGTGAAGATTATTCCGATATTACTTCAGCATCTAGTAGTAATGCTGAACATCGTTGGTATATATCACGGAATATTGAGCGTTACTAATATGGAACGAAAACATGTGTATGAAATGGATGTTCATAAATACATCATTACTAAACCTAAACCAGTAATCAAACCTTATACATTCAATTCTAACAGATCATTACGTTACTGTGAGTCTTGTAAATCACACCAACCTAAGACTAGTAATAAGATGGTTAAAGGATGGAAATGTACTAACTGTAGGAAAAAGGAGGTAAATTAAGTGTATAGGTCAACTAGAACAACTCTTAAACAGAAAATAGTTAACTTAGAAAATCAACTAAAACAAACTGCACTTCATAATAGAATTACAGTCACACTAGCACTGGTAATTGGTTTTATTTTAGGAAAATTTTCTTAAACAATTTATAGTGTTTTTAAATAAATCTTAATGAAAGGAATTAACCATGCATTTTTTAAATTTATCTACATTTGAAGATGGTTTAAACATTCATAATAATTTTGTCATGCAACGTATCCATGCATCTGAAATGGATTACACAACAAATACTGTAAAAAATTACTGTGTATCTAGATACTGCGAAAATGACGGATCAATTAAACAATATCGTAATGATAAGTTAGTATCAATTTCTACACGTAATTCTTATACATTAGTTAAGAACTCTTATCCAGGCAGTATAAATTATATTTTTACTCCAAATGGATTTTTCTATAACGATAAATTTAAAACTGAAAGTGTCATTGTACTTTCGTATAAAGATCCTATTGACAGAAAAACCATAGTAGAAAAAACATATCTTGCTGAGAATCTAAAACTTGGAGATATGACTTGGGATGCTTCAGGAAATCTTCTAACTCCTGTAGTATCTAAATGGACACATTCTATTATTAATCTTAAATATGTGAATGCTTGGATTAAAAACAATATCCAAGAATTGGTACATATGCGAAATAATAATAAAAAATTGAATAACAATTTGAGTAATGTAAATACAGTTGCTTATGTTACAGATGTATCTAGTTATCTTAGCAATAATGCTACAGAAGTAGTATTTGAAAGATTATTGAACACAGCAAATTTTAAAGAGCTTATAGCAAGCTATTTAAGCTACATAAATGATGAGAATGCTTATATTCATACGTACTTTGATACATACGAAGAACTCGAACAGTATAAATCCAGCAGACTAGGAAAAAAGAAATGAAAGTAGAATTACTTGAAAATACACAGGATGATACATTTATCGCAAATGTAGCTAGAGTTAGCTTTGATAAATGGAGTACAGAACCTCAAGAACGAGATGCAGGATTAATTAAGTATCTTGCTACTCATAAGCATATTAGTCCGTTTTTCCATGTAAGATTTACATTCGTACTCGAAAAAGATGATATCGACTTTAAATCTATTACAGATCCAACTCTATTAAGAGGATCTGTATGGGATTACTATGAATCAGAACAGAAGTTACTATTTCGTACTTCTTACTATGGATGGATTCGTTTAATTAGTTCAGGACACCTAAGTACTTTTGCAAGTAATAGTATTACTAAGTTACTCTTAGGTAAATCTAAACTAAAGTATTCAAATGAAGCTTATAACTTAACAGATAATCCTAATTTACCTTTAGAAATACAGCAAGGAATTGTAGCGAAGATTATAGATTGCAATTCTGCTTATCACTTTCCTTTAACAGCTGAAATGGTAGATGTAAGCTTACGTATTACATGTGCTATTCCTGTAGCTAGACAGCTATTTACACATCGTATGTTTGATACTAATGAGATCAGTCGTAGGTATGTATCTGCTAGTCCTACAGTACACCTATTTGAAGAACTACGAGCTAAACCAGAAGGTAGTATTAAACAAGGTAGTACTGGAGTTCATCCTAATAGTACTATGTGGAATAATGCTATGAAATACCATTACAAAGAGAATTTGGCTTTATATGACAATATGATTGCTGATGGTATAGCACCTGAGCAAGCCAGATTCGCATTACCGCAAGCTATGGAAACTAGTATTATCTTTACTGGATCTATTGCTTCTTGGGCTAAGTTAGTACTTAATCGCACAGATTTACATGCTCAACTTGAGATCCAAGATGTAGCTAAAAATATCCATCAAATTCTTAGTACTAATTCACAATATGCTGAACTGTATTTAAATGAAATTGATTTTACTAATATTTAAAGGATACTAATTATGTCATCTGAAACAAAATTAACAGATATTGCAGAATTTTTATACAAGCCTTACGTAAATGATATTGATACTTTTCTACGAATTACAGGTATGTACAATAATATTGAAGAATCCTTACAAAACCAAAATAAACAATTTGATGAAGAAGTTGAAGAGCTATATCAAGCTGTTTTGGCTAAAAATCCTATTGAGGTTTTAGATGGTATTGGTGATTGCCTATTTGTGTATGCTTCAATTATCCTATTGAGAATCAAGCTGCAATATGAAGATACTCCTAGTAAAACTTTCTTTACTTTTCAGGGTCTTATTTCTTTGATTGGGCCTACACAAGAAGCAGCCAGTTACTGTCTAGATGCAGTAGTTAAATCAAATTTAAGTAAGTTTGATGAAAATGAATATGAAGCATCTAATACTGTAGCTCACTATGCAACTCTAAATGTTGAAACAGAAGCATTATTCGATGCAGAATCTAACCTATGGTATGTCAAGGTACTTGAAGATTGTACGGATATTAATGGTAAAACTTATCATAAAGGTAAGATTCTCAAATCTGTAATTAATTATCGTGAACCTGCCTTTAGTCTTGCTTTAAAGGACCCAAAAGATGACAACTGCGCTTAATAGTCAAGTAGGTGGAGATCACTACAAAAATCTAGCTATTCAACCTGTAGAGTATATTACTGCTAACAATATTCCTTATATTGAGGGAAATGTTATTAAGTATATTACTCGATGGCGTAGTAAAAACGGTATACAGGATCTACAAAAAGTAATTCACTATGTACAACTATTAATCGAGTTAGAACAAACTAGAGCTTCTAATTTACAGAAATACAATGCAGATGAGTGGGTATGATGAGTGTATTTAAACCAACAGAAACATCACACCTAGAGCAGCCAATGTTTCTAGGTGAAGGAGTAGATGTAGCTCGCTATGATGCTATGAAATATCCTTGGATTGATAAGTTTACAGAGCGTCAATTAAGCTTTTTCTGGAGACCAGAAGAGATTGATCTGACTAAAGATAAACACGACTTTAATAAGCTTACAGAAGCTGAACAGCATATGTTTACTAGTAATCTTAAATACCAGATCCTCTTAGATTCGGTACAAGGTCGTAGTCCTAATCTAGCATTTCTACCTATCGTTAGTCTGCCTGAATTAGAGACTTGGATTGAAACATGGGCATTTAGCGAAACTATCCATAGTAGAAGTTATACTCACATTATTCGTAATGTGTACCCTAACCCTACTGAGGTACTTGATGAAATTACATCTATTAGTGAAATTTTAGAAAGAGCTGCTAGTGTTGGTAAGGAGTATGACTTACTGATCCAGATGAATACAACACCTGGCATTATGAAACTAAAACAGATGACTCAGATATACAGAACTTTGTTTAGTGTGTATGCACTTGAATCGGTTAGATTCTATGTATCATTTGCTTGTTCATTTAGTTTTAATGAACGTTCATTAATGGAAGGTAACTCTAAGATTATCACTCTTATTGCTAGGGATGAAAGTCTTCATATGAGTGCAGTTCAGAATATCATTACAACACTTGCAAATGGCTCTGAAGGAGAGTTATGGACTAGGACAGTAAATGCTAACTCTGCTTGGATTAGAGCAACTATGGACGCTATAATTGAGCAAGAGACTGCTTGGGCAGAGTACTTATTTAGTAAGGGTCCAGTTTTAGGTCTTAATGCAGAAATTCTCACACAGTACATCCGTTACATAGCTGACATTCGTATGAAAGCTATTGGGGTAGTTACAAACTATTCTGGAGATAAGAAAAAGAATCCAATCCCTTGGATTAACAAATACTTAAATTCAGATACAGTGCAAGTAGCTCCTCAAGAGACAGAAATTAGCTCTTACCTTACAGGTGCGGTTGATAGTACAATCGACAGCTCTTTATTTGGAGGTATGAGTTTGTGATAATTAATGTAGTAAAAAGAAATGGCGAATCAGAGCCATTAGATATCAAGAAGATTGAAAATGTACTTTCATGGGCAGCTGAAGGATTAGATGTATCTGTATCCGAAGTTGCTCTAAAAGCACATATTCAGTTAACTGATGGTATCAGTACTGATACTATTCATGAGCTATTGATTAAATCAGCTGCTGATTTGATTAGTGCTCAAGAACCTGACTATCAGTATATGGCAGCTAAGCTTGCTATGATGGCTTTAAGAAAGCGTGTACATAACAGTAATAATCCAGCTTACTTCACTGATGTAGTTAAGTCTAACGTAGTACTAGGTAAGTATGATCCAGAAGTGTTGGAACTGTATTCTACAGATGAGCTTAATGAGTTAGCTGATCATATTGATTATGATCGTGATTACTTATTTAGCTATGCTGCAACAATTCAACTACTTACTAAGTATTTGGTACAAGATCGTGTTACAGGTCAACATTATGAGACTCCTCAAGCAGCTTATATGATGATTGCTGCAACACTATTTGGAAGATACCCTAGAGCTTCTAGAATGTTCTTTGTTAAAGCTTTCTATGATGCAGTATCACTTCACAAGATCAGCTTACCTACACCTATTATGGGGGGTGTAAGAACTCCTACACGTCAATTCAGTTCATGTGTCTTAATTGAATCAGATGATTCTCTGAAGTCAATTAATGCTACAGCAGCAGCAGTTATTAACTATATCTCTCAAAAGGCAGGTATTGGTCTTAACGTAGGACGTATTCGTACTGAAGGTTCTAAGATTCGTAATGGGGATGCTAGGCATACTGGTGTAATTCCATTTATGAAACACTTCCATTCAGCTGTTAAAAGCTGCTCACAGGGAGCTATTCGTGGGGGTAGTGCTACTATGTTCTACCCATTATGGCGATTAGATATCATGGATCTGTTAGTTCTTAAAAATAACAGAGGTACTGAAGAAACTCGTATTCGAGGTAGTGATTATGGCGTACAACTAAATAAACTTATGTATCAACGTTTGTTAACAAATGGGGTCATTACTCTATTCAGTCCTAGTGATGTACCTGGATTGTATGATGCTTTCTTCCAAGACCAAGAAGAATTTGAACGTCTATATGTGCAATATGAGAACGATAGTTCTATTCGTAAGGATGTAGTTAAAGCTTCAACTTTATTTGCTACTCTTATGCAAGAACGTGCTCAGACAGGACGTATCTACATTCAGAACGTAGATCACTGTAATACTAATAGTGCATTTATTGCTCAAGTAGATCCAATTAGACAATCTAATCTGTGTATGGAAATTACTCTTCCTACTAAACCAATGGGTACAGAAGATGAAGAGATTGCTTTATGTACATTAGCAGCTATTAATTTAGGTGCTATTGATGGATTGTATGAATTAGAACACTTATCTGACTTATTGGTTAGAGGTTTAGACGCACTGCTAGACTATCAAGATTATCCTGAAGAAGCAGCTTTAAAAGCTAAATCTCGTAGATCACTTGGTATTGGTGTAACTAACTTTGCTTACTATTTAGCGAAGAATGGTGTTTACTATTCAAACGGTTCTGCTAATAATTTAGTTCATAGAACTATGGAAGCACTTCAGTATTATCTTCTGAAAGCTAGTAATACATTAGCTTTTGAAATAGGTGCTTGTGAATACTATTCAAATACATCATACTCAAAAGGTATTTTACCTATTGATCGTTACAAGAAAGATGTAGATACTATTCATACACAGGAACTGTTATTAGATTGGGATATGCTACGTAGAAATATTGCAGCCTATGGATTGCGTAACTCTACTGTAACTGCTCAGATGCCTTGTGAAACTAGTTCTGCAGTAACTAACTCAACTAATGGTATAGAACCTCCTAGAGGTCTTGTATCTATTAAAGCGAGTAAATCTGGTACGTATAACCAAGTAGTTCCAGATGTAGATAGTGTTAACTATGAGTTACTATGGGATATTCCTGACAATACAGGCTATATGGAGATTGTTGCTATTATGCAGAAATTTATCGATCAATCGATATCTACTAATACTAACTATGATCCGATGCGGTTTGAAGGTGAAAAAGTTCCCATGAACATTTTAATTCGTGATTTAATTACCGCTTACAAGCTAGGCATCAAAACTCTCTATTACCATAACACTCGTGATGGTAATAACCAAGACAGTGATGATGGCTGTGCTGGTGGAGCATGTAAGCTGTAATCCTTTAGTACCCCAGCTATGGGTAAATAGCGCTACTATGCCCAACTATGGGTTAAATAGTCCTAGCTATGGGTTAAATAGCTTTGCTCCAACCGTTTGCTAGTTTAGGTTTATCAAACTAGCTTCTAATTTACTTATGATGCGCTTGTAGCACAATGGATAATGCAACGGTCTTCTACACCGTATTATGGGGGTTCGAGTCCCTCCAAGCGCACCATAATTGAATTAATAACCATAAACAGATCTAAGGTATGCTATGAAACAAATAACATTTGATGTTGATACGTCAGGTATCACTACCGCTATTTTAATCAAGTCAGATAACATGATTAAGCAGCAGTTAGAGTACTTCTACATCAAACCTTTAGAAAAATTAGGTGTTGATCCAAAGACTATAATTGCTTTTGAGCTAGCCTATACTGATGGTAAAGTTAGTGCTAAAGACGGTAAAGCTTATGTAACAGATCTTTTAAAGATGCTTAATTTTATGGGTATTCAACATATCATTGTTGCTGATAGTAATTACTTTAAGTTTCTAACAGGGATCCAAAAAACTGCTACAGCTCGAGGATATGTACATAAGTGTAGTATCCATCCCTATAAGCATATGAATGTAATTTTATCTATGAACTATGGTGTGATTTACCATAATGATAGTGCTGTTGTTGATCTAGAACGTTCTCTAGTTACATATACTGGTTTAGTATTAGCAAACCAAGAAAGTAACTTTAATCATAGTGTTATCCAAAATAGTTACTACCCAAGTAACTTATTTGATGTGTACACTCAACTTCAAAAATTACACTTACAGCCTATGCTCACATGTGATATTGAGACTTTCTCATTACGTTTTGAAAAAGCAGGTATTGGTACTATTGCATTTGCATGGGACTTGCATAGTGGTATAGCCTTTGAAGTAGATTGTTTACGGTCTATGCAAGAGAATCACATTATTAGAGGTATGTTAAAAGACTTTTTTGATACCTACCAAGGTAAGCTTATTTTTCATAATGCTCTATTTGATGCGAAGATTTTAATCTATCAATTGTATATGGAACATGATGCAGACTGGGAAGGTTTAGAGAGAGGTCTTGAAGTCTTTAGTGATATCCATGATTCAATGGTAGTGGCATTCTTAGCTACTAACTCTACTGCAGATGCTCCTCTTGGCTTAAAAGAACTTGCTTATGATTACGTAGGTGACTACGCAGAAGATGTTAAAGACATTCGATTAGTAGATAAATCTAGATTATTAGAATACAACCTCACAGACTGTTTAGCTACTTGGTATGTATATAACAAGTACTATCCTGTGATGGTGAATGATGATCAGATGGATTTTTACTATTCTATGGCTATACCTACTCTTAGAATATCATTAAAAATGATGCTTGTAGGTCTACCAATGAATATGAAGCAAGTATCTAAGACTAAAGATAAACTTACTTTACTTAACCTTAAATATGCATCGCAGATTGCTAATAATACTTATGTTCAGCAAGCTAGACATATGAACAATGTAGCTAAATGGCGTAATGCTAATTCTAAGCTTAAAAAGAAAATCAGACCACTGTCTGACTTCAATGATCCATTCAATCCTAACTCTGATGATCAGTTAAGTATGTTGCTGTATGATGTGTTAAAACTTCCTATACTAGATACTACTAAATCAGGTGCTCCTAGTACTTCATCTAAAGTAATCAAACGTCTCAAAGACCATGAGTTAGCACAACCTCATTTACAGTTACTAGATAGTATTATTGGGGTATCTGAAACAAGTACTGTCATTAATACATTCATTAGTGCCTTTGAATCTTATGCGTTTACTAGAAAAGCTCCTACAGAGTTTAACGACACTGTTTGGCTTAATGGTAACCTTAAGTCTACAGGGACTGTATCAGGTAGATATAGTAGTGGGGAACCAAACCTTCAGAACCTACCTAGCAATTCTGCATGGGGTAAACCTGTAAAAGAATGCTTTGTAGCTCCAGAAGGTTACTTATTTGTATATGCAGACTTTGCAGCTTTAGAAGCAAAAATTAATGCTCTACTAACAAAAGATCCAAATAAAATTAAAGTATTTGCTGAAGGTTATGATTCTCATAGTCTGAATGCTTATACCTATTATGGCGATCAGATGGAAGGTATTGATCCAACAGATCCAGAAAGTATTAACTCTATTGCTGAAAAGTATAAGTCTTTACGTTCTAGAAGTAAGTCACCTACCTTTGCTTTACAGTATGGCGGTAGTTGGAAAACTCTAGTAAAAAACCTAGGTTTTAGTAGAGAAGAGGCTGAAAGTACTGAAGCTAGATATCATCGTATGTATGAAGTATCTAATACTCATGCTGCTTATGTTAACTTACAAGCTTCACGTAAAGGATACACAGATTTAGCTTTTGGTTTACGTCTAAGAACTCCTATCCTTAAAAATACAGTGATGAATGTAAAGAACTTACCCGCATTAGCTGCTGCTGAAGGAAGGACTATTAACAATGCTGAAAGTCAGTCTTATGGTATGTTGTTAAACAGAGCACTTATTGAGTTAGATCAGCGTTTACGTAGGGATAACTTAACTAGCGATATTCTCATGTCTAACTGTATTCATGATGCAGCTTACTTCATTGTTAAGAAAGATCCTGAGATTATTTACTGGCTTAATCAGAACCTTATTGAGGTTATGAGTTGGCAAGAAGATCCAGCAATTAAAAGTACAGAAGTACTGTTAGGTGCAGAGTTAGACATTGGTACTACATGGGCTAATGGTAAGACTATTCCTAATGATGCTTCAATTGAATATATAACAGAGTATTTGGAAAATTTATGAATATACAATATACAAATGTAGGTGGCGTACCTTTAGCTATGCTACCTTGGTTAGTACATGATACCTATGATCACTCAGATGATCCAAATCAGATAAGTGCTACTGGTCTTTTAAAACCTCTTAAGCAAGTTGTGCTTACCTCACGCATTACTGATGCAGCTGTAGAGGTTAGTACCCTTACAGCTTCTCGTATTGGTACTGCTATTCATGATGCTATTGAACGTTCATGGATGACACCAGAATCAGTACAAAAAGCATTTAAATTAGCTGGCTACCCTGCAAAAATCATTAACTCAGTAGTAGTTAATCCTTCTGCTGATGTAGATCTAACTGATAAGTTGCCTGTGTATATAGAACAACGTGTTAATAAGGAATTCCTTGGATATACACTATCAGGTAAGTTTGACATTGTAATTGATGGTACACTAGGCGATTTTAAAAATACTTCTGTATTTACCTATATGAACCAAACCAATGCAGAAAAATACATCCAACAAGGGAGTATTTATCGCTGGTTAAATCCTACAATTATTACTCAAGATTACATGGAGATTTACCATCAGTTTACTGATTGGTCAGCACTAAATGCTCAAACTCAAAGAGACAAAGGATATCCACAAAGTAAGCTTATGACTGTTAAGTATGAGCTTATGTCTCTTAGAGATACAGAACGCTTTATTAAAGATCGTTTAAATAGCTTAGCAAGAGCACAATCTATGACTCAAGAAGAGTTGCCAGATTGTACTGATGATGAGTTATGGCGTAGTGAACCAGTATATAAATATTATGCTGATCCAAACAAGTTAGGAAGATCTACTAAGAACTTTGATGACTATCTCAGTGCTCATACTCATTTAGCAAATATGGGTAAAGGTATTGTGTTAGAAGTTAAAGGTAAAGCTAAAGCATGTAATTATTGCTCAGCTAATCCAATATGCCTACAGGCAGAATCATTAAGACAACAAGGACTATTGTAATGTTAAATAAAATCATGAATTCAATTAAATCAGTATTTTCTAAAGAACCAGAAGTAATGGATGCTTTAGTACCTACTACTACTGTTAAATCACGTAAAAAAACTGATAGATCGAAACTTACTAGTTTTCAGGTTGCTGCAGGATATGCAGCTCTTATGAAGTATCAGCAAGATAAACTAGCGGGTAATGCTACTCATGCTACTTTAGAAGATATGTATGCTGAACTTAATCAGCGTTTAGGTACTAATAAATCAAGATCTGCTTGGACTGTAGCTATTACAAAATATATGCGTTCTTTAGAACATAAAGGAGAGTAATATGTACCATGCACGTTCAGAACAGATTGTAGATGTGCTGGCAGGACGTACTGGTGGAGAAGATCGACACTTCTTTCGTATCATGACAGCTTATTATATGTCTTTAATTGCTTCTATGATGCGTACAGAGATTAAGACACATGATAGAGGTACTATTCCAGTAAATCTTTATGCATTGGCTTTACAACCTTCAGGAGCAGGTAAAACATTTACCATGACTACTCTTGAAGAGTTGCTAGTAGAACCCTTTAAAGATGATTTTATGGATGAAGTCTTTAATGTGAATGCTGCTAAAAACCTTAATGCTATTGCACTAAAGATAGCATCATCTACTGGTGATGATCCAGATCGTATCTTAGATAATTTAACCAGTGAGTATGAAGGTCTAGGGACTCTACCATTTACTTTTGATAGTGCCACTAGTGCTGCTATCAAACAACTTCGTAGAAAGCTTCTAATGGCTCGTACTGGTTCATTAAACTTAATTGTTGATGAAGTAGGTTCTAACCTAGCTGGTAATATGGAAGCTTTAGTAGATTACTTATCGTTATTTGATAAAGGTCTTATTAAGCAAAAAATTACTAAAAGTACTGCAGAGAACAAACGTTCTATAGAGATGAATGGTGCAAGTCCAGCTAATCTACTTATGTTTGGGACTCCTAGCAAGTTATTAAATGCTTCTAAAACAGAGGAAGAATTTGATGATTTACTTCGTACTGGTTATGCTAGACGTATGTATTTTGCATACACTCAGTCAGCTCGTAAAGCCGATACACGTACACCAGATGAAGTATATGATGCAATGACATCTACTGCTATGGTTACATCTGTACAAGACATTACAGACTGGTTTAATGAGTTAGCAGACTCTCAGTACTATAATGTAGCTCTCAGTATGGACAAAGCTACTAGTCTTAAACTTATTGAGTATAAGATTAATTGTGAACGTCTAGCAGAGACTATCCCAGAGCATAAAGAAGCTTTAAAAGCTGAACTAACTCATCGTTATTATAAAGCGCTTAAGTTAGCTGGTGCATATGCATTTATTGATAAGGCTAAGTCTATTAGTCAACATCACTTAGATTGTGCAATTCAGTTAGCAGAAGATTCAGGTGAAGCATTTAAGTCTATTATGTATCGTGAGAAGCCTTACATTAAACTGGCTAAATACTTAGCTAATGTAGAACATCCAGTAACACATGCTGATCTACTTGAAGATTTACCATTCTATAATGGTGCTGAATCTCGTAGACGTGATCTAATGAACTTAGCGATTGCTTATGGGTATAAACATAATATTGTTATTACTCGAAGTTTTGATAATACAGTTGAGTTCTTTAAAGGTGAATCTCTAAAAGAGACTAATCTAGAAGAAGTCACACTAGCTTATAGTGACAATATCACTACTGGTTATGAAAATGTATTAGCTAACTGGAATGATTTACATGAGTTGGTTTGTAGTGATAATTTACATTTCACAGCACATCACTTACGTAATGGCTACAGAAATTCTGAAAGTGTTATACCAGGGTTTGATATGGTAGTTTTAGATGTAGATAGTGGTACATCCATTGATACAGTTAAAATCTTATTGCAAGATTATAAGTATCTGATCTACACAACTAAACGCCATACAGATGCTGTTAACAGATTCAGAATCATTCTACCTATGACTCACAAGCTCTTACTTGACCAAGAAGCCTATAAAGCTTTTATGGCTAACGTATTTGACTGGTTACCGTTTAAGGTAGATGAAGCTACTGCTGATTATGCTCGTAAATGGGCTACTAATCCAGGTACGTATTATTACAATGATGGTATGTTATTCGATGCTACTTTGTTTATTCCTAAGACAAAGAAAGCCGATGAACAAGCTACTTTTATTAATGAACATAGTAATCTAAATAATTTGGAACGCTGGTTCGCATCTAAAGCCACAGAAGGCAGTAGAAGTAATACCCTCATTAAATATGCTTATGCACTAGTAGATAAAGGTTATGACTTAGATGTAATTAAGTCTGCTATCAATGAGTTTAACAGCAAATTACCTAAACCTTTGCCTGTATCTGAATTAGATACAACAGTGATGGTTAGCGTACATCGTAAATATATGGAGAAACGTGGATGAGTGATAACTCAAATACACAAGAAGAAGACGATATCCAGAATGACCACTTAGTATTGATTAGTGGTGCTTCTGCAACAGGTAAAAGTGCATGTCTTATGGGTCTTAAAGATCCAGAAGGTGTAATGTACTTAAATTGTGAATCTAAAAAATTACCATTTAAAAGTAAATTTGATGAGTATCAAATTACAGATCCGTTGGAGATAATCCAAGGATTCGCAGCTGCTGAAGAGATGCCTCATATTCATACTATTGTAGTAGATACTTTAACATTTCTGATGGACATGTTTGAATCCACTTATGTTATTAATAGTGCAAATACTATGAAAGCATGGGGCGATTATGCACAGTTTCTTAGGAATCTAATGCTTCAAACTGTAGCTAAATCTACTAAGAATGTGATCTTTTTAGCACATACACGTCAGATTATGAATGAATCTGAAATGGTATTAGAAACTAAAGTACCTGTTAAAGGTTCGTTAGCTAATGCTGGTGTAGAAGCTTTCTTTTCTACTGTAATTAGTACTAAAAAAGTATCTATGAAACAGTTGAAAGCTACTAACCCATTACTGGAGATTACTCCAGAAGAAGAAGCTTTAGGCTTTAAGTATGTATTTCAAACACGCTTAACTAAAGAAACTGTAAATGAACGTATTCGTAGCCCAATGAAAATGTGGTCTATCGACGAAACATTTATTGATAACAATTTACAATATGTTATTGATCGTTTGCACGAATACTACGATTAACTCCAACTCTCAACAATTTTACAAACTAAACTTTATCAATTACAAGGAATTCCACTATGTCACTATTAGCTAATTTAAAACGTAGCGCAGATATTGAAGTTGCATCTGAACGTACTAAAATGGCCCCAGGTATTCATAATATGACTATCGAAATGGCTTATTTAGAAGAATCTGCTAGCGAGGCTTTGGCAGTAGTACTGAAATTAGTATCTTCAACAGGTGCTACACTTAGTACTAAAGAGTATGTAACATCTGGTCGTGAAAAAGGTAAAAAACACTACTATATCGACAAACAATCAGGTGCTCAGAAGTACTTACCTAGCTTTACTACCATGAATGATATTGCTCGATTAACTACCGATCAAGAATTATTTGAACTAGTACCAGAAGACAAGACAGTTATGGTACGTAACTACGATCTTAATAAAGATGTACCTACTACTAAACAAGTTCTTGTTGATTTAATCGGTAAAGAAATTACTGTAGGTGTTACAGCTACTTTGGAAGATCAGTACAAAGATCCTACAAAATCACGTACAGTCTTTAACATCGATAAAGTATTTCATACAGAAACAGGCTGTACTGTAGTAGAACTTGAGTCTGGTTTAACAGAAGGTGTTTATATTAAGTCATGGGCTGAACGTAATACACCTACCAGTGAAAATCCTAACTTGGGTACTAAGGATAAACGTGTACAGTCTAAAGTAGCTACAGGTACGTCTACGACTTCTACAGCTACAGCTGCACCTTTTTCAGGCGGAACTTCTATTGCTAGTAAATTCGGTAAAAAAGCTTAATTAACACTTGCCATGAGTGTGCCTTGCTCTCTGCTCATAACAGAGAGCTTTTTTATTTAAATATCTTTTCTAGGATATTTCAGGATATTTAGCTAAGGAATAGACATGAAACCATCAGATGTAACTTTCTATTCTAGTATGGCTACATTAGTGGCCTCTAGAAGTCACTGTAAAAGACGCAAAGTCGGAGCAGTACTAGTTTCAGAAGATGCTAGTAATATCCTTGCCTACGGCTTTAACGGAAGTCCTAGAGGTATGGATAACTGTTGTGAAGACTCAGAAGGTATTACTAAGTCTACAACAATACACGCAGAACTTAATGCTATTTCTAAAGCAGCTAAGTTAGGTCATTCAACAGACAAAGCTATTATGTTTGTGACTCTAAGTCCATGCATAAACTGCGCTTTGTTGATTATTCAGGCAGGAATTAAAACTGTGTACTTTAATGAGTACTATAAAGATACTCTTGGTTTAAAACTACTACAAGATAGCGGTATTAAAACTAGGTTTGTCGGTAACTAATATAGGACTGTAATTCAAAGGTTAGAATAGGCGACTCATAATCGTTTAATCAGGGTTCAAGTCCCTGCGGTCCTACCATATCAACACATTACTAAGAGGAAATGAGATGGGTGAAGATCTTGAAAGTGCGTATGAAGCGGCTAGTGGAATGTCTAAGCGTGAGATGTTTGCAGCAATGGCAATGCAAGGCTTTGTAGCATCGATGACAGAAGATGACAGTGATATTAGCGTAGAATCTATAGCTGTATACTCAGTGCGAGTTGCACATGCGCTATTAGCAGAATTGGAGAAGGACTAAATGTATACCACAACACATATTGGGTTAAAGAGTATTAAAGCTACCCCTATGACACGAGGGGCATACAATGAGTATCGTGGATGGACACTACCATCCGATGAACAATATGATGATGATGGGTACTTAGTTGAATACGAACCTCGTGAAGGTGAAGCATCTAATGTTTCAGGACATGAGGGTTATATTTCATGGTCACCTAAACATGTATTTGATGATGCCTATCATAGCATACATGATACATTACCTTTTGGACTAGCGTTAGAACTTGCGAAGCAAGGTCATAGTATTGCACGGAAGGGTTGGAATGGTAAAGGTTTAACGGTTTCTGTGAAACAACCAATAGAAGGCTCAGACATGACTTTGCCTTATATGTATCTTCATTATCCAGCTACGCCTGCAAGTGATAATGCCCCTTCTAATCACTTAAACGCTAATGTACCTTGGTTGGCAAGTCAGACAGATGTACTTGCTGATGACTGGTATGTAGTAGAGAAGAACTAGATGGAAAATCAACATCGTTTAATCCAAGGGTATCGGGAACTGAGCCAAGAAGAGATTGACTTGATGAATGATATCAAACAAGTGGGACAAACACTTGAGACACTAATTCAGCGTTTAATAGATACAGACGTAACCGATAAACGTTGGTTATTTATTGGACGTAAAGATTTACAAACTGGTATTATGGCACTCGTCCGTAGTGTCGCTAAACCAACCTCTTTTTAATTATCAGAAGGAAACACATATATGAACAACTTTAATTTATTACTGGAAGCTGTTAAACAACTTATTGCTCAAAATGATAAGTACACAGCTAAACCAACAAAAGCTGAATCTAAGCGTATGCGCAATACTGTTTTAAATATTCAAAAACTTGCTGTAGAAGCTAAGCGTGATTTGCTTAAAGCTGATGAAGCTCTAGGTACAAAACAATGATGTACTTACCGTTAGATGTTGAAATCGCTAGGGTAGATACAACTTTATCTAAAAGCCATAATACAGCTATTACGGTCATTACATTGACTACAGGCTTTGAAATGGTAGGTTCATCACAATTCGCTTTGTGTATTACGGATCCTACACCAGATGATTATGCACGTCTAAGATCTGCTTCTGTAATAGATGCCATGCGTAACATTTGTAACATTGATGAGCAATCTGAAGCTGTTCGTGAACTATTCTATGATCTACTCGCAGCATGATTAAACTAAACTTACCTGTCTACTATGATGAGGTATTTAAAACTAAGCCTACTAAGACTCATTTTGTAGGTATGAATATGTATAGAAATATACACTATCATCTTAAGAATAAGATAAAAGCTCATTTTGAATGGCTCATATTAGATCAGTTACTAAAGGCTAACCCACCTAAAATACTAGGTAAATATGAAATCACATACACATACTACTATAAAAGTAGTGTCAGTGATCTCATGAATGTAGTTAGTCTTACCAGTAAATTTACTAACGATGCTCTACAAACTTACGGTACAGTTGTAAATGATAACGTTCAGCATTGTGTAAAGGAATCTGCCATAGTAGGCGGTCAAGATAAGCTTAATCCAAGAGTAGAAATAGAAGTAATTGCATTAACTTAAGGTCACTTACATGCGTTATTTGTTATTTATACTGGTATTCTTTATTCTTATTATGATTGGTTTATTCGTATTTTTTATAAAACCTATCCTATGGATACTCGCTTCTGGTGTAATAGCACTTATCGTAGTATCTGATTTTTCAACTTAAACAAGGACTTCTAAATGGATTTCGATTCCCTAATTTCTCGCGTAATTTTTTCTCAAATTATCCCTTCAGTGGGTAACTCTTTAACTACTGTCTATATTATGTTAGACAATGGTTTCGAGTACTCACAAGTATTCCGTACACTTCATAAAGAAGAAGCTCCTTCAGATATTACTACAGCTTATAGTAATATGATGAAAGCTACTATCAATGACTTGTTGGATCAAATTAATGTAGGTGATAATTTGTTCGCAGAAGAGTTTATCAACTACGAACATGTATACCAAGGTCTGCAAATCCCAACTATGGGATAAGCATATCTGTAGTTTGTTTAACTGTTTGATATAAGCCTGGAGTTGTAAAATGCTCCAGGTGATCCAGTGGATTTAAATGTATCATTTGAGCATAGTTCTTAAAGAAAATAGAACTTTCTGTAATGTCATCTAAATCCAATCCTGGGAATGTTTGTACAGCTAAGTCTAATGCTAGGCTTGCTGTACGCTTCTTAGCTTGTCTTGCAATAACTTTTTGAATACCTACAAAAAACTTTGTAAACATCATAAAGCCCATATCATTAAGAAATGTTAATGACTTAGGATCTGGCAAATCATAGTTAATAAATGTATCTAATACTATCTTATTACGTGCTTCTTTGGACATACTCTTATCTTTACCTAGATGTTGCATTAATGCATATCTAGCGATCAAATCACTATACTGAGTAGCTTTATTTAGTAATTTAAACACAGGACTATTACCTGTGAGCATTACGTTATTAAACACAGCTTCTCCGAAATCTGTAGCAGCTTTGCCAACAATTTCTTGAGCATTCTTTTTAATATAGTTACCTAGATCATCCATGTAACCATATTGAAGAGTAGATGCATCTTCAGCTACTGTCTGGTACATGCCAGCTTCTACTAACTCATATATAGGGTTAGCCTTAACTTGCTTCTCTAATACATTAGCTCTAGACTGCATTACCTGTATGCTATGAGGTTGTAATGTTGTAGAGTTAATCTTAGCTTTAATAGCATACAACTCTTGCATAGCCTTCTCATAAGCTCTGATGTGTGTAAATGCATCTGTGTAATACTTCTGTATATCTACAGGAGCTAGACCTTCTACTAATAAGATATTAGTATTAGAGATTGTGTTGTTAACTACTACTTTAGGTGACTTTATTACGATAAATGTCTTATCTGAAGCTACGATTTCTTGCCAAACAGTTTGAGCTGTAGACACCCATTTCTTAATTGGGAAATCAGGGAACTTCTCTTGAGCATAATTAACTAACCAAGTGTCTGCTAAAGAGATTTTTCTACCACCAAACAGTATGTTAATAGCTGCTTTAGGCACATGAATACCGTTTGGTATAAGCTGTCTAGTAGCACTAGGTAACATACGATAGTATTCTAAGGTCTCGTTAGGAGACCCATCAGCATTCTTCTCTTCACCATGTACTAACGTAAACTCATGCTTACGTGTAGGATTGTCTCTATAGATCTTCTGGAGTTCTTTTACTACTACTGGATTCAATTCCATAGTAGCTTCTTTAGAAGCATTTGTCATATACATACTTTGGATCAAGTTTGATGCATTATAGCTTTTACCTAAGTATTTAACCTGTTCTACATCATTCATCACAATAGCGTAATCAACAATGTTACTATTAGCATCTCTAATAGGTACATATCTATGAGAAGCACCTTTAGCATCCTTAGCAAATAAACCAAGGGTATTTTGGTTCTTAGCTAATTGTGTTTGCTTATAAGTTAACTCATCTATATACGCTCTAATTTTAGCTGCATCAAATCCTTGGTTTTGAATTAACAGATCTGATAACTTAGTACCTCTGCTATGGAAACTATCTACACCAAATACACCTGATGTTAAAGCATCATTACTATTGATACGTTTAGTATAGAACTCTTTATCTACACCTGAGATAGGATCTTGCATACGCTTACCAGTTGGTTCCCAACCCTGTTTACGTAATTCTAGAGATTTAGATACATCAGCTACTGTATACTCAATATGTTTAGCATACATCTGAGGATAGTGGCCCTTAGTAAGAAGTGCGTTTGAATTCTTAAATAAAGACTTCTTAGACTGTTCAGCATAACTATTAAGCATTAGATGCATATTGGTAATACCGTTATGAGTATTACTTTTACTAAACTCTCTATCCCAAATAGCTTTATAACTTGTTTGAGTACTATCATCTAATCTAGAGTACGCTACTAGCGTAGCTAAACTATCCATAGCTTTGTATATGCTAGCTCTATTCTCTGCAATAGATTTATTCTTACCAAAAGTTTTAATAGTAGTATTAATAGCTACATCAATATTTCTTGCCGAATTAGCTAATGGAGTCTTATTATCTACCATCAAATAACCAATACTCTTAGCTTGATTTATAAGAGCTGTACTATGTGCTGTATTGGGTACTAGGTGTTCAATAGTAGATTGTAGTGAATAAATCTTAGTCTTAAGACTTTGAGGTGAATCAATGAATTCTCTAATCTCTTTATGGGTGTAATACTTAGTTAAAGACTGCATATCTGTAGCAAAACTTGCTCTACCTACAACCTCTTTATCTGTTTCAGTTAAAGGGAATAACCAAGCATTATCAAATTCATTCATAGCTGTATCACCAAAGTGTTTACGAACTACTTCACGTTTAGCTTTAGCCATGCTATGTAATTTAATAATTGGCTCTAGTAATGGATGTTCATTACGTAAAGCTCTCGATAGATGTCCTATTAAACCAATACCATTAACTGCTTCGTGCATCAAGAAACTATTAGATCTAGCTACATCTTCCCAGCTATTAATATAACTTGCTTGAGTATTGGCTTGTAGATATGAAGCATTAGTCATAGCCATTGCTGTTTTAATGTATGCAGCTCTATACATAGATTTCTGTGTAGCTGTAAGAGTATCTTTACTAGATGAACTGATAGGTGTACTGGCTGATGTATTAGATACAAAATCTAAAAATCTATCTACATTAGCATCTTTAACTAGTTTACTAACCTTATTGTTTAAAGGTTCTAGCATCTTTTCATTTAAGATATTAATACCCGTATTCTTAAGAACAGCTTCTATACGATTTTCTTGTACAGCATTCTGTTGATTAATCATAGCAGTTGCAATGCCATAGAGCTTTTCATAACCATTGGCACTATTATTCTTACTTAATACATTAACCAAACGATCCACAGCAGTTAGGATAGCCTTAACGATTCTACTAAATATAGAATCACCTTTAGGTGTTAAAGACTCTGCAATGGCTGAGGTAGTTGTAGTAGTATCTGCCATATTCTTCAAAGCATTAACCATATTCTCATTGGTTAAACCATAGGCTAGAAACTCTAGTAACCCTGAATTGATTTTATTGCTACCTTTAACATCTGTAGAGTTAAAGATATAGTCCCAAGTTTCTCTAGCAGCTTTGATTTCTTCAGCTTTATCTGTTAGATATACTGGATTGCCTGATGCATCTTTATGCAAGAATATCTCGTAACCTTTACCATTTTTATTTAATGTCTTAGCAGCTAATGCATGAAAGTTACTTAACTCAGTCAGTAACTTAGAATCTTCTAATAACAATGGCGGTAATACACCATGAAGTAATTCATGTATGTGTGCTTCTCTTAATGACATTCCAGGTAAAAGTTTACTAGCAGTAGAAGCGTATAGCTTACTTACTTTAGTTGCATAGTTAAATTCACCACCATTCATGATTCCGTTGCTTCGCATAACTTCAACGATTACTTCACCTAATCTACCAAAGCCTTGGGTAATAAGTGAATTGTTAATGTTATTTAAGTGCTCTGCGTGTTCTGTAGAGATAGATAAGTTATCTAGTGTACTGACTACTGCATATGTTTCATTTAACGTATCCTGAGTAACTCTTAGAGTTTCTATAGGCATACCAAATCCATCTGTATCAAATGCAGATGATTTACTTGTATCAGGCTTCGGCTTA